AAATTTTAACCACTGTTCTAATAGCAGTGAGATTATAAATCCAACTGCAAAGATATAGAATAACAGGTTTAATAACCCTGCCATTGAAAATAGGAATGATAGCATTAATACCTCTCAGGAATTTTACCGTAGTCTGGTTTATGGTCTTTAAACTTATCATGATTACCGTCCCCAGGCATCTTGCCATAGGCAACATATTCTATTGCTTGCATTGACCCTTCTAGACGTTTTAGGTCATTTTCGTTTTTAACATATTCTTCATACCACCCCTTCAACTCATCTTGTCTAGCAACGAGTTGCATTGTGCGTTTTGTAAAACGCTGAATTAGTTGCTCGTAGTTTTCTACAGGTTTAGTCACGTTGTCTCCAATCATCAGGTTTTTTACGATTAAACCAGTCACTGATATCATCAGCACTGTCGAACCCCTGTCGATGGTCAGATGGGTCGGGTTCGCCTAATCCCATCTTATTCAGAAAATCGTCCGTCCCTCCCTTCTTCATGTCGGGATTTGCTGCTCGCTGTCGTGCTTGTCGCAACCATGTAGCAGCAGTGGTGTTAGATTTTGCTAATTTTTGTGCCCATATCATTTCTGTCAAATCTACGTCTTTTCCTTCGACAATAAGTTTGCAGACTTTATCAAGTCGCAAGCGATATTGGGTTGATAGCATTTTAACTCTATTTTAGTTTTGCATTCAATTCACTAACTTTCTCGAATTCTGCTTTTGCAGCATCTGAGCGAGTTTGTAGAATATCATGTATATCAGCAAGAATGACTTCATTCTCGACATACTCGTCAAAGTATTTATCGAGCGATTCTTTAAGATAGCGATATCTATGCCATTCTGGTGAATACGGTTTGTAGTGTGTCATGATAATTTTATGAAAAACCCTACAGGGCAATTTTTACCCCGAGTTTTTTTTCGACCTTTTTTGAAACTGAAAGTGAAATAATATATGAGGTTATCTTCTACAATCAGTAGGTACTTTCTTTATAGTAGTGCGGACGTTGTAGTGTCCGCTTATCCAATGCCCATCATACCAGTAGCCTGGTATCCATATCTTTTCTTTGAAAAGTTTTTCTTTCCAACATCTTCGATAAGGTCCGTAATGAGGACCGTGATGATGATGATGCCCCTCGAAATAATGCACCTCATGATGATAATGGTTGCCATACTCGACAAATGGCTCCCAGAATTCCTTCCAAGTAAGTGCCTCTGCTGCGGGTGCAACAGTTAAAGATGCGAGTAAAGCAACCAGTATTTTCATTAGTCGTTTTCAGCTAGTGATGCAAAGTAATCAAGGTCAGGACTTGTTGGAGTCTGACTTAACTCTTTTACTTTATCACCAAATCCACTAGGTGTGGAAGGTTGTGTGACAGTTTCTTCTGCGTACACTGCTTCTGTTTCTTCACCGTCAAATGAGCGAACTGTAGCACGAGCAGACTTATTCAACACAGTGTTGAGTCTCTCTTCTAGTTGCTCATATGATTTAAAGTTGGCAGGGTCAGTAAACTCTTTTAGAGAGTGTTGCTGTTTCCAAATTTCTTCTAACTTAGCATCATCAAATCCCCCTAGAGGAGCGACAGGTGCGAAGTCAGACTTATCATAATTCCAATACCCACCGATGGTTTGTATCTTGATACGGAAGTCCGCACCTTTCCACATATCAAATGGGTTGATAGGTTCTTCATCCTCGAATTGAGGTTGCATAGAACTCACAATCTTATCATGAATCTTCTTGCCATACTTGTATAGGAAGACCTTTCCTTCATTATCTGGGTTGAGTTGGTCTTTAACAACATAGATGTTGCTGTAGTAGGAGAGTTTCCTCTTCTGTTTACGAGCAGTCTCTTTGTCTTGGTCTAGACCAGAATTCCAAAGGGTGCGATTCAATTCACCAACAGGGTCTTTTTGTCCCAATGTAGTGAGTGAATTCTCAATATACCAACCGCCTGCACCTTGGAATGCGTGACTCCAAACTTGTGCCCATGGTAGGTCTTCACCATCTGGCTCAGGAAGGAATCGAATTATTGCATATCCGTTTCCAGACTTATCGACCCCAGGTTTCCAGAGTCTTTCATCAGGTCCTGCGCCCTGAGGTTTAGACATCTTCTCAATCTGTTTGGTAAGCTTGTCAAAACTTCCAGACTTTTTCTTAAGCGATGCGAATGACATTTGTATTTCTCCGTTGTGGTTTTTGTTTTGTTGTATTTGCCACCGTATTATGATGACATATTATTTAGGAGTTGTCAACCCCCTGTTAACAGGGATACCCCTGTTTCGTCATGTTATATATGATTACCTTCTCTCCATCATGAGTAAAAAACAATTCGTCGTCCGCATCCCAAAGTAACTCTTCAAAGAGGTCATTAAGTCTTTCAGCATCGTCGTAAAGTTGATTAGGATTCGGCATCTTTTAACTCCTTTCTCCAAGCTCTTAGTTTATCTTCCATCTGTTGTAGTATCAGCATGAGATTTAGTCCTCCCGAATACTGTGCAGATAAAGTATCTATCTTTTCTTTAACAAAACTTGCTTCCTCATCGTTTTCATCTCCTGATATATTATGTGACGCAAGAGCAAGACGTGAGTAAAATACTTTCTGTTTAGCAATTAACTCAAGTGTTTTTTCTATGTGCTCTAGTCTCTCTCTAGGAGAAAAATCAGCAAGTCCTGCTGATATCTTTAGTAGTTGTGTGTATGTCTCCTGTATGTCGGTCAACTCTTGCTGAACTACATCGGATTCAAAGAAACTTTCGTCTTCATTCATAGGTTTAAAACTGCTTTACTTGTACGTTTAATATAATTTAATCTTGCTGCATCCCATTGTATTTTATCTTTGAGTGGTTTAGATATCAACTTCTTAACTGTAGTGACATCTATCTCTAACTCTTCACATATGGATGTAACTGCTTCAATGTAATTGATGAGACCACTGCTATCTTTAACACGATTCTCAACGAGAGCGGTAAACTTACCCTGAGTCATAAATTTTTCTTCAATTTCCTTCATGATTTTAATCCCTCAGTGTAATATCGATAGTCTTTTATCCAATCAATGAGGGTATTGATGTAAGGAACTTTATCATACTTCTCAACTACCTGTGTCTGTCCATCTTCTGCAACAGATATGGTGACAAGTTTATCAACCTCTACACCAGTTAACTCCCAATACATGTAAGCATATGCTGCTTCTTGCACGAAGTATTTCTCTAGGTATTTCTCTTTCTTTAATGTGCCAGTAGTTTTAAAGTCAATGATTGCTAACTCGTTATCAAACTCAGCAATGCAATCAACGCGACCAGCCAGATAGAGATTGCGAGAATAAAGAGGGGTTTCAAGAGCATGAATATTAGAAATACGATTAAGAACCTCACGACTAGCCCCAAAAAGGTACTTGGCAAGACCCTTGCTCTCCTTAACTTTCTCAGATTCATTTCTTAAATAGTATTCAACAATAGAATGATATTTAGTGCCTCGCCATGCAGCAGCACGTCTTATCTTCTCCGCTTCAGTATAACCGATTCGATTCTCCCAGTCAAGTATCCCTTGCTTGGATTGATGACCTACTACAGTTGTCACACTAGGTACCCAAACGTCATCTAGTTTATAGAAACGTCCATGATTTAGAGTTTTACTTTCTAAGTCCTCTAACTCAAGAGGAGTGCCCACATAATTAAACATTAATTTAATCCCATATTAATTTTACTGATAAGGTATTCCTTAACGAGACCAGACCTAACGATATCATCGATACCAAACTCAGTGCATGTGAATGAAGGCATTGTCTGTATGATTTTAAGGAAGTCTAAGACTCCATTCTTTTCGTTACTCTTTACTAAATCAGATTGTGCGTAGTCTCCTGAGAAAATAATCTTAGTATTCTGACCCACTCTTGTTATTATACTATCTAATTCATGAAAATTCAAGTTACTAAACTCATCCACTATAACAATACAGTTATCTAATGTAGTACCACGTATGAATGATGTAGACCAGAATGATATAGTCTCTTGGTTTCTTAGATTACTATAGAGTGATTCAAATGCATTGTCATCAGGCATTTCAAACATAAACTTTACCATGTTTTTATATGGTATCTGATATAAGTTTGACTTATCCTCATGGTCACCTGGGAGGAAACCAATCTCTCTCGTAGGCACAAGAGACCTGACCATATAAACTTTTTCATATGGTGAGGAAGGTTCTAATACCTGTTGGATTGCTAGGTATAAACTGATAAAAGTTTTACCTGTGCCTGCTGCACCATGTAAGACAAGATTTTGTCCTTTATGATAAGCATCAAAGACTAACTCCTGATTAGGTGTTAGTGGCTCAATTACTTTAAGGTGCTCAAGGTTAATAGGTTTACGTCTCTTCATCTGCTTTACAGAGTAATGGTCGTATTTTCCGTTACCGTTACCGTTTTTCTTTTTAGCGGGCATAATTTAGGTATAGCGACTCAAGTTCGCTCGTGGATGGTCTGATTGAATTTTCTGCATCACTTCCTTGAATCCATCGGTCTGTTTAGGGTCACCATAGGTAACACCACCAGTGCCTGCAGACCAGTCTTTATCCCAGTCTGGATTCTCTTTCCTCCACTCGTCATACTTTTTCATAGACAGGTTGAGCTCTTGTTTCTCTCCTGTTTTAGTATTTATTACGGGATATGTAGGCATTTCTAAATTCCTCTACTGTGTTTGCCATTTGTCGGTAACCTGTACCAACATAGATTTGTCCTGCTACTACAGATGTTGTAGCAATACCCCAGAAAATATAATACCATCTAGATTTAATTTGGTATCTTTTCTTGAGTAGTTTAGTTCCTAATTCAGTCATCGTGGTCGTCCCATGGATCAGTTAACCCTTTGTTTGCAAAGAATCCTTTATACAATCCATACCCTGCTAACAGTATTGTGATTACTGCTATTGATATTGGAAATGTAATGTCTGGGTCTAAGTTAAGGGGTGTTATCATAATATTTTTAGACAAGGTTGTAAGTCATTCCAGTATTCATCGTTGTCATTGCAGTTACAATCTTTATCTTCAGCACACCATCCCATTGCCTTAGCAACGATTGGAAACTGACAGATAAGGTGCTCTCTGCATAGATTAGCGATGTCCATGTGTTCTTTCTGCGTGCCATTTGCTGACCGCAATTCAATGTAGTGTAACCAACTACGGACACTACCACTCATGTAAATTCTGGTTGGAGTTGCTAAAGGCAAGACCATTCTAGCACACTCTTTAGCAATTCCTTCGTCTAACATTTCACCGTAGATATGTTGTGCTTGAAAGAAGTGCTCTTCTATCTTAGCATCAAACTTTGCTTTTACAATAGGGTCAATGTCATCGATACTATTCTGTCTATTTTTAGTATCTTGACGACGCAAATCAGGGACAGGAATATCACCTAGCATTCCTGCATCAGCATAGCGTTGAGAAAATTCTTGGAATGTAAAACTTCTGTGTCTTAATACCTGTGCTGCGATAGCACGTGTGGTATTAATCTCAAGTGTCATGAATGCCTGCTCAAATACAGACCAGTGGTTGTGTTTGATACAGTAACTCAAGAGTCCTTCTACAGATGGGTTGTCTTGATTCTTTGGGTTACTCACACGAGCAACGTAACCCATAGTTTTCTCTGCGTCAGGTGTCACAGAAATTAAACATACTTTAGTCATGCTTAAATAAAATTCTTGCGATTACATAAAGTCCAACTGCACCAAAGTATCCTATGGTTGCAATTCCGAATGTTGGTAGTGTCATATTCCATACCAACATTAATACGAATGGTTTAACAGTGAAGTCAGCAATAGTTTTAACTGCTTGCTCTCCCATCTTTACATTACGAAGTCTCTCCTCCTCTTTTTCAGTGAGTACCTTCTCGTCTTGTGCTTCTTGTTGTGCTTTCTTACGAGGGTCAAAGAATACGTAATCGTTTGCCATTATTTTTTGCCTTTTTTGGCTTTCTTCTCTTTGGGGTCTTGCCATATTTTTGGGTTAATCTTTCCTGCTGTTTGTGTAATCTTCTTCAATCCTTTACCATACTTGTCATAATAATGGTCAAATATCTCAGATTGTTTGATACACATGACTATATCATACTTGGTATGACCATCAGGTGCAACATACTCTACAAGGTATGCAGTATAAGGTAACTTAGGGTCTTGTGCTGCCTCTATAAGACAATCAGTAGCGAGTGTCTTCACTATTTCCTGCCTCTATTACCCCATTTGATTGATGGAAATGCTTCTTCCACAACCGCTTTAGTAATGCGAAACTTCTTATGAAGGTTTTTATTTATTGCTGAGATAACAACTTGTGCCTCGTCAGCATGCAATCCTTCTAGTAGTGCAATAAACATAGACTCAATCTTTAGGGCAGGCAGATTGTCTGCTCCACCTTTAAAGTAATAGTATAGTTTACTGCCTTCCTTTTCGAGAAGAGTATGCTCTGTGCCCTTAGGTGCTTCGTTAGGTGTATAAGGGACATCACCTGGGGGAATTCTAGACACCAAACTCTCATCATAATTCATTATGAATATTGACCTTAGAGTCTGTGTGTTATTATCCTGCAGGATTTTTATCTTCTGTGCTTTTGTTTTAGCATTGTGTGCTTTACGAAGCACTTCAGAAATCATTAATTTCATAGTGAAAATCTAACTAAGATTCTTCATCATCGTCTATTGTAGCATCTTCATCAGTAAAACGCAAGTATAATAACTCAGATGGGTCTGCGTATCCATCTTCTCCTTGCATCTCAGGGTGAATAGTAACAGCAGCATAGTCTGCTTTCTCTTCCCATGTATCAAAAATCCCCTTAAGATTCCAAGATATGATGGCTCCTAAGAGGAATGCTCCGACGGTTAGGAAGAATGCCATGTAAATGAACTGTAATTCTTGCATGGGCTACTCCGTGATGTACTTTTATTTAGTAACCTTTTTCCTCCCAGGTTTCCGCTCGGCATGATACTTCCAAGCGTCCTCTAGGATGGTGTAAAGATAAGCTTTTATCTTTCTTGCCTTTGGTTTAGGGATGTGTCCATAAGACTCCTTGAGTTGAGAGTCACCACCTTTAATGTAACCTTCCAACTCTAGCACAGCGTTACTAATTTCTGCTGCTACAGTTGATTCAATGAAGTCATTGACTTCTCTTCGTGTCCATTTCTGTGCTTTTAAATACGGATACATCTTGAATAAAAATCTTCCATTGACCATCGCTTCATCTAGTGCTCGGTCAACGAGAG